TCTATGCCCCCAACAATGAACGGCTTGTCGACTTCAACAATCTGTCCATCGGCCAGGTCGTGACTTGTACGGCTGTGAACCTTTCCTGATCGCCGCCACTGTTTTTGCAGACCAGGCAACATTTCGGCCGCCTGTTTCTGACGGTCCTGCGACGCGACGGAAAAAGCACGCCCCATCTCGGTACGAACAATCGTAAGAGCCCGGCTTCTTTCGCTCTCGATCAGCATGGAAACAGACGTGGCTGCATCGGCCGGTGTCTGACCACCGATCATGACAAGGCCGATCTGGCCCTTCACCTTGCTGGCAACGTCGGCGCTGACATTCTTCAGGCGATCGGTAAGGAATGACCGGATCGCCATCAGTTGGCGGCGATCCACATCAGGCAGTAGTCCGGCAATTCGCACCCCACCAGCGGCCAAAGGCTTCTCGATAAGATCAATGCCAAGCGAATGCGCTGCGGCCAGATGTTCACTACCCGAACTGGCCATCTCTTCGCCGATCTCTTTAAGAACCTTGTCGATCGATTGCTGGATGTTGGGCAATTGCCATGCCTGAAACTCACTCGCGCCCATCACCAGTTCGGCAGCAATGCGTTGCCGACCGACCTTGAGGATCTGGACAACGTCTCTGAGGGCGGTGTGCATTTCTTCAGTGTAAAGCTTCACTTGGCGTTTGCGCTCTTTCCGAAAGGCTTTATCCCGCGGGTCGGTGGTCATGCGGCCTCATCCTCTTCGAAGCCCGGAAAACTGTCTTCTTCCTGCTGCTTGCCCTTATCTTTCAAAGCCTGCTCGAGTTCTGCGTCAGGATCGACTTCAAGGCCCATGCGACCGGCAACCAGGGCAATAAGAGCGACCGCAGATGTCTGGCTCAACAAATGACGATCAACAGCGGCTGCAACCGCCGTCACAACACTGACCAGGGCGGTAGCGTATTTCGAGGTGTCGCTTGCAATCATTTCTGCGAACACGGCTGAGACCTCGTAGTCCTCCGGCTCATTGCTCTGATCGGGTTCCGAGCCATAAAGGACCAAAGTCTTTTGACGAATAACAAAGGTGCCGATCTCTTCAAGCATATGCTTGATATAGCGCTGACGCATGGACAGATCCTTGAAGGTCGGCTCGCCCATCTCGCCCGCTGTTGCGCGGTTGACATCGCCGCCGCCACCAAACCAGTGCTCGGGGATCGAACGGCCACCAAGAATATGGTTGCGGAACAAACGCGCCGTTTCATTGTTATCGGCTCCGTTAAGTTCCGGAACGACGGCGTTCCATGTTTCGCTGTCGTTATGGACGCGCACGCTGCCCGGTCGCGGCGGTGCAATCTCGCGGGCACGCTGGTTGACTTCCTCGGGCGTTGCCCCCTTCAGGGTCACATCCCAAACAAATGCGCGCAGAAAGTCCCAGCGCTCGAGTTCGCCAAACAGTGAATGGTCGTAACCATCCAGCCAGTCGATCTGGGGCAACAGGTCGGAGTGTCCACGGGTCGCGTTCGACAGATCGTTGACCGTGAAATAGAAGCAATCGCCATCGGTGAAAGTTTCACGGATATCGCGTGTCCGTTTTGAAAATGCATCTTCAGGACCATTCACGATGATGCGATAGCGCCGCGCAATACCTTTGCGGTCTTTCTTGGTCACCACCCCGATCGGCTGTTCGATATTGTCCGGATCGGTGACAACCGTTTCGATCAGTCCAGGATCGAGATAGCCCAAACGGACATGGCCGTTCATTTCGTTGACGAAGGCCGGATAGCATTGCTCCCCATAAAGGGCCAGTTCACGGACCTTCTTAGGCAGCTTGATATCCATATTGTTGATCGGGTCATTCCAGAATTTGCGAAGCCATTTCTGGGCCTCTTCATCCTTGACCTGAAGCGTGACACCTTCGGCCAGCAGAAACGCCACCGGGAGCTCGATAAGACGATTGGCCAGCGGATTGGTCCGCCACATATAGACGCCAAGTTCCTGCATGCGGGTCTGTGTGATCGATGACAGATCCCGGCGTGCATCGCCAGTCAGTCGACGCCAACCTTCCTCGTCATTATCGATCGTCTTTCCGGCCGCTTCTCTTACAGTCGTCTCCTCCTTCGAAAACAAACCGCCAAACGACAGAAAATGTTTCAAGCCCATGTGCGTTTTCTCCCGTCAAAAGGCGATACCGGCCGTTGCAAAAGACGGTTAGCATCCCGGCCCGGCATGCTCCGAACGTCATAGATTTCTGGATCGTGGTCTACGGTTGCACCCGCAGCCGGCAGCGCGGCCTCGCTGGCCGCCGCAATAGCCAGCATTCCCGCCCAGAACCGGTCAGCGTGTCCCTCTGCGTCATCATCAGCAACCAGCCGAATACCCCCGGTGACACCCGTAACCTTGCGAACCTTGTGAAGGTCGGCGCGCAATGCAGGATCGCCGGCAGGAATGCGGATTTTTCGATCCTCGAATTTCTGCTTTCCCATCGTCGCGATATTCAGGCGCGTTGCCCCTTGAAGCAAAACGCCATCCACCCTCAACTCGCCATAGCGCTTCTTGGCATCTTCAACGGGCTTCTCGCCCATACCGCCTTGGTCCATTGCGATGCGCACCGGGTTGTAGCGGTAAAACAACTCGTCCATGATTTCGTCCTGCCGGGAGAAAGAGATATTTTTCTCGGCACGGATTTCCCTCGTGACCAGAACGTCCCCGACCTCTTCCAAAACCCAAGCAACCCAGAGGTTGTTACGTCGTGCAATGTCGTTGCCGATAAAGGTTTTGCCACCTGTGAACTTTGACGGATCACCAGAATCCTCTGCTTCACACGGCATGATCAGTTCGTAGGTTAGCCAGGCTGTTGCCTCATCGGCCCATTTGAGCTCATATTCCTGTTCCCAGGCATCCTGATCTGCGATGCCCTGTTTCAGTTCTTCAATGCTTCGGGGCAGCCCATCGCTCACCGCACGATAGATATCAACCTCGTGACGCGACCAGGTGCTATCCCCGGCCGTCATCAGCTCATAGAATTTGTTACCCTTGCCGTTTGGCGTGCTTGTTACGCGAAGTTTGTGACCAGCACTGATCACCGGGAACAGGGCTTTCCAAAGTTCGCGAGAGTCCCGATGGAAAGCGAAGTCATCAAGGAAAACATTGGCAGAGAAGCCGCGAGCTGTATCAGGGTTGGCCGGCAATGCAGTGATGCGCGATCCCCCCGGAAGAACGACCTCGAGCGCTTTGTAACGGCTGTCATCTGCACCGGAGACCTCATACTCCAACTCTTCGAAGCCCATCTGATAGGCTTTGGCATGAAGCTTGATGCCTTCATCCATTGCTTCTTTGGCTTGCCGTTCGCCACGGGAGAGAATGACCCACCGGGCGCGTTTGCCGTTGACCCACGCATCGAAACAATCATCAACGATCTCAAGGCCCGTCGTAAACGTCTTGCCTGTTTGGCGGGCGAACATGCCGATTTTGAAACGCGACCGGTCAAGAAACCAGTCACGCTGATATTTGAACAATGGAACGGCAGGCTGGGTTTTGGTCATTCGACGATGATCCCGTAAACTTCTTCACGGATGCGCTTCAGTACAGCTTTCGGATCGGATGTTTCTGTGTCACCCAGTTCGCTCTCGACTGTTTCAAGCTTGCGATCGACAGCATCCCGGATCTGTTCTCTGAGCTTGGTTTCAAAGTCTTGATCGAGACGCAGCGCTTTACCCAACTCAGCCAGCCCCTTGCCCAACATCATCACATCTTTGGTATCGAGCTCAGCATCCTCTTCCTGAAACTTCATCAGCATGTCGAATACAAGCGTCCTGGTCATCTCGACCAAAAGACGGCCCTGCTTACCTTGCACAGCCGCATCACCAAGTTCGGTGGTGATTGCTTCCGTGATCTGCCGGGATTCCCTAAGACGCGCCGCCACACGCTCAAAGTTCTGGCTATATCGACCGACGGACGAGCGGGAGATTTCGTAACCCCGCTTTCCAAGCCAACCAACAAGATCATCAATAGAGCAACGTCCCGTCGCCATCAGGTGCCGGAAAGCTTTCAGATCCTCTTCGGAGAGTTCTGTTTCGATCTTGGGTTTCGTCGCCATTTCAGGCCCCCGGTCCGGGGCGAGCAACACCGGCAACACGTACATTGCCAGAAGCCACGTCAATACCGCGCTGGGTGATGGTTGCAGTGTGGACGGAGGCCGAAAGTTCCTCGACCGTTACCAAGCCCATATCGCGCAACCAGGCATAGTCGCCCCGCACCATATCGCGCGAACAACTGAACCCGAAATGATCGACAACCGAATGCATCACGCTGTCGTTAGCCGAGTATCCGTTTTCCTCTTTCAGATATCGCAGAATGGTCAAACGGCGTTTTTCCGCGACAAAATCAGGATAGCTCACGGTTATGCCCCTTTGTTGGTCAGCAGGAAATCTTCGATGCGATTAAGAACACGTTCGTATCGGTCCTGATTTCGGTACGCAGCCTCGACACGTTCCATCAGCCCGCCCATTTTTCCGGACAGCTTCTCAAGCGCCATGCTCAGGTCGTGGATCTCGGACTGGTCGGGCAGATCCTCGAGCATCTCCTCAACCCTTTTGACCCGGCTCACCAACCCATCGAGTTGCTTTTTGTCTTCCTCCTAGTCTTTGCGAGTGACAAAGCGTTCCTTGATCGACCAGCCAATCCAAGCAATGAAGCCCTGAAGAACCAAGGCGATGAGCCAACCGTATTTTGTCAATAGTTCAAGCGTCACGACCTATTTCCCCCGCTCAAAATCGCTCTGGCAACGCACGCAGCGAACTGCATGTGGATTTGCTTTCCGTCGCGCTTCCTTGATCGGTTCGCTGCAATCGATACATTCGGCGCGCCCGGCCCCTTTTTGGTTGCGGCGGGACTTGGCCTTTGCCTGGTCCCGCCACATTTCCTCGTTCGCCTGTGCGGCGTCGATCATATCAGGCATCTATGCCGCCTTGATGCAGCTCGTTGCGCAAAGCATCGGTCAGGGCATTAAGCTCGGCCCATTCTGCGTCGGTTGGATCTCGGTTTTCGGCGATCATCCTGTCAATCGCTTCCTTTGCCTTGATGGCCATCGGCACACCGGCCGAAACGGCATTGCCGATCTGGATACCACGCAGGATCAGTTGTGCGATGCTCACGGTAGGGCTCCTTTCTTCGAAAGATATGCCCCGAATTCGGCCAGGGCTGATCGCGCTGCCGAGATCGCCACCGGAATGGCTGGACTATCCCCGGCCCGAACGGCTCCCTGCGCCTCCTTCAAGGCGTCATGTGCAGCAATTTCCAGCCGCTTGACGATATCGGCCGTTGCGGGATCGGTCTGCGGACTTCGGACAAACTCGGTCGCCGCGACCAAGGCTGTGTTGTAATCAGACTGAAGGGCGAAAACCGTCTGTGCGGGTGTCGCGTCCTCGGTCTGATAGGCGGTGTAGGAGGCACAAGCCACCGGCCCGCCAAGCCCGATGCCACCAAAGATAAGCAGCGCAATGGCAATCGACCGGATGGCATTCTTATCCACCTTGCCGATGGTATGGCTGGCCTTGATCCGGCCATAGATCGAAAGACCGGTACCGACCACACCGCCAAAGGCAACCAGGGCCGTGACGATTTCAGTCTGCATTTCAGGTGCGATTGTGACGCCGAGGCTCGCGCAAAGCGTCGAGATCAACGATACGAGAGCACCGATAATGGTTTTGGACTGCCACCATTGTTTGGTGGCGATTTCAGGCGTCGACATTTTCCGTCTCCTCGTTCATGTCCCAAAGACCCCGCACATCCTCGATCGCGCGCAGGAAATGCTGATGCGTTCCTGCACCTGCAGGCGTGTTGTAATGCTGTTTCCAATAGGCGGCGATATCGGGCCAATCACCTGCGGATGGCAGCGGATCGGGAGACATCCAGTATTTGAGCCGTGCCAAAGCGCAGCCAAAGAACGGGTTGCCATACAGCTCATCAATTGCCTTTTCCCGCCCCGGCAGGACGCGAAGGCGATGAACAATATCTTCCAGGGCGCGTTTGCGCTGGACCTTAAGCCAGCGTTCGAAAACGTCATTTGCCGTTGCCGGTTCGATCTGGAAAAATCCACGTGCGGGACCGCCGCCGCGTTGAGAAACAGCCGCAAGCCCGCTTTCCGCCAAGGCGGTGCCCAGCAGCAATTGCTCGGCTGCCACACTATTCAGACGTGGGTCAACTGAACTGAGGCTTGAAAGCACCGGTCGAATGACGGTGCCGAGAAATAGCTTCGGGGGAAACATGACTTGCTCCAACTGTGTTGGTAGCAAGATGCGCGATCTTGATCTTATCGCGCGTGGCCGGAACTGTTCCGGCTATCACTCTTTTTCGGAAAAAAGGTCCGGCTGGGTCTGTTGACGCACTTCAGAGCGGACTTTGCGGACATATCGCTGTGAACAACCAAGCGTCAAGGCAACGGTTCGATTGGTCCCATCAGCGTCCATAATGCGGGTTTTCTTGAGGTCGCGGAAGGTGCCGCGCGGACTTTCGATCTTGCGTCCGCCGAATTCAGCACACAAAGCCTCAAGCCGGTCAAGCCCGATGATATCGGTGAATGAGTGAGAAGGGTTAGCCG